ATGCTGAGAAAGATAAGTCAGCAGCTTTAGGGTTTACTACACCCATCGGTACTTGGTATATTGGAGGTCATGTAGAAGATGATGGTTTGTGGCAAGATGTAAAGAATGGAGTGTTCAAAGGATGGTCACTAGAGGGGTACTTCCTAGAGAATGAGGAGAAGATGATGGATGAATACCAGGTGGAGAAGATACTAGATCAGATGATTGAGGACCTAAACATCTTAGAGCATCCATGAGAGAGATCATGAGAAAGCTTATCAGTGCCTCAGATGATATGAGTAGCAAGAGATTTGCTGCTTTAGTCTGCACAGCTGCTGTCATAGTACTTGCATTCATAGCAACTGCTGCAGATGACAACAAGATCTGTCCTGAGTTTATGTTCAGTTCGCTATGTTTAATAGCTGGAGGTGGACTAGGTCTATCAGTCATTGAGAAGATATTTGAAAAAAGAGGGAAGTAAAATATACTATTAACTAATAACAGAAAATATGGAAGTAAAAAACCGCATTTATGAGATCATGGCTAAAGCTCAAGAGAAGCTAGCAGCTCATGGTATCAAGCTATCAGTAGATGAGTCTGCTGAGGTAACTAAAGAAGAGACTGCTGAGGCTTTAAAATTCATGCAAGAGGTAGCACTAGAAGATGGGACAATCATTTTTACACCGGCTGAAAGCTGGGATTTGGGTGTTGAGATATACACTAAGGATGCTGATGGTAATCCTGTGGCTCTTGCTGATGGTGAGTATAATGTGGCTGATGGCTCTCTTATCTCAGTGGTTGAGGGAAAAGTATCAGCTATTGTACCAGCGGAGGTTGAGACTCCCGAGGAGGAAGTAGTAGCTGAGGCTCAAGCAGAGGCAGAAGTACTTACTAAGCAGTATGTAGATGATGCAGTGAGTGCTTTAGTAGAGCAGTTCAATGCATTAAAATCAGAGTTCGAGAAGATGATCTCTAGCAAAGAGATTGAAATGGCAGAAGTAAGTAAAGAGCTTGACACTGTTAAAGCTGCATACTCTGCACTATCTAATCAAGCTGCTGCTGTATCTGTTAAACAGACTGCAATTAAGAAAGAGGTAAAACCAATGACCTCTTACAATAGTGCAGCTGATCGCATTAAGGCAATAATCGCAAATAAATAATTTAATAAATAAAACACAATGAGTACATTGACAATCTCATCAAGCACATATGCTGGGGAATTAGCTTTACCCTACATTCATGCTGCTCTTTTGACTGGAGACACCATCGCTAACCGCTATGTGACAGTTAAAGAAAATGTAAAATTTAAAGCTGTATTAAAGAAGTTATCTTCTGCTAACTTAGTTCAAGCTGCCGGTTGTAATTTCAGCACTGGATCATCTGCTTTGACTTTGGCTGAGGCAGTATTGCAAGTGACTGACTTGATGACTAACATTGAAGTATGTAAGGATCAATTTGCTCAAGACTGGGAGGCTATGCAAACTGGAAGAGGTTTCATCAATGATGTTATCCCTGCTAACTTTGCTGACTTTTTATTGACTTACTTAGCTGCTAAGATCTCTGAGCAAATCGAGTTCAACTTATGGCAAGGTAACTTCTCAGGATCTATCGCTGGAGCTAGTGGATATAGTTCTTTTGATGGATTAATGAAGAAATTACAAGATGCTTACACTACATCACCTAGCTACAATATCGCATCTGCTTTGACTCCAGCTGGAGCTGGTGGTACTACTGCGATCATGACTGCTATTGATGCTACTGTAGCTGCTATCCCAGCTGCTATCATCGGATCTCCTAACACTAAATGCTACATGAGCCGCAAGACTTTCCAAGTTTACATGCAAGCTTGTATGGCTGCTGGTACCGGTGGTCCAACTTTGCCATCAGGTGATGCTATCTTAAAGCAAGTTTATGGCTATGAGATCTATGTTTGTCCTGGTTTCCCAAATGACTGCTTGTTGTTTGCTCAACCTGAGAATTTGTTTGTAGGTACTGACTTAGTATCTGATCAAAATGAGGTTAAAGTAGTAGATATGTCTTTGACTGATGCATCTGACAATGTGAGAATGGCTATGAGATATCGCTTTGGTACTCAAGTAGGTTTCACTGGAGATGTAGCTGTAGCATACTAAGATTAATCTTTCTAACATAAAAAGGGGCGGGGTAAATAAGCTCCGCCTTTTTTATAGAATATAAACAATAAAAACTTAAAAATATGGCATGTCTATCAACAGCTGGTTTCATAGTAGACTGTAAGAAAACAATAGGTGGTATTAAGTCCTTTTGGATAGGACCTTATGCAACTATTGCTAATGCAGCTACTATTGATCCTACAACAGCACAAATCACTGCTCTTCCCTCTGCAACATGGGAGACTTACAACATGAAACAGCACACCGGCAACTTTGTAGAGGCTGCAACTGTATCAAAAGAAAATAATACTATTTTCTACACACAAACCTTGACTGCTCAGTTCACTCTATTGAGTGCCGCTCGCAGACTTCAACTTGACACTTTCTCAAGAGGTCGCCATGTAATCATTGTACAAGACAATAATGATAACTACTGGCTAATGGGATACAAGGATGGAGCTGAGGTAGCTACTGAGTCTACTGAGACTGGTACTGCTAAAGGTGACTTCAATGGATACAAAATTACTTTTACTGCAGAAGAGGCTAACAAAGCTTACCGCTTAGCTGACTCTATCACTGGTGATTTTGATGGTACTATTGATGCACCAACTCTGTAAATTTTAACTATATTTGTGCATGATATTTGTACAATGTCTGACACCTGATCAAACTGTGTACCTTGCTTGTAAGCAGGGTACACATTTTATACAACCAGGACAGCACTCATATCTCATGAAGTTAGTACATGAAGCAACTGGTAAGGAGCATGTAGTGATCCCTATCAATCTTTATGAAAATGAGAGAGTGACATTTTTAAGATTTAGCACAGCATCCAATGATCCTGACTCAGCACAGATAGTACTGAGTGATCCTGGAAGATATGCCTACTATATCTATCAAAACTACAACTCAGTCAATTTAGATCCGGCTCTTTGTTTGGGTCTAATCACTCAAGGGTTTATGGAGGCTATACTTCCACAAACTTACTATGAGACTCCAACCTTTAACACACCATCAGACTACATATACAATGGATGATAAATTGACCAACATAGCTCTAGCCAAGTACATTAAAGTAGAGGAAGTAGAGAAAGAGACTAATAAGGGATGGGTAGAATGGGGAGAGGGTAACTCAATGCCTAACTATCTTATTGATTTATATCAATCATCTCCAGTACATGGGAGCTTAGTCAATAGTATTTCATTCATGATCGCTGGTAAGGGTTTCAAAACTGACAATCCTACTGGTCAAGTACAGATGGCAAAGCTTAAACTTGATGATATTTTAGGAGCATCTGCACTTGATTTAAAGCTACAAGGTGGAGTTTATTGGGAGTTAATCTATAGCATGGATCATACTAGAATAGTACAAGTAAATCACTTGCCCTATGAGAATGTGAGACTAGCTATATCAGATGAGGAGGATCATGTCTGTGGGGTTTATTACAGCAGAGACTGGCAAGATATCAGAAAGCAAAGGAATAGACCTGAATATGTACCTCTATTCAATCCGGAAGATCCATCACCTAGACAAGTATTATTCTTTCACTTGCATAGTGTAGGGTCTTTATACTATCCCCGCCCTGATTATATCAGCAGTAAGGACTGGATTGAATTGACTAGACACATCAGTGAGTACCATGTGAATAATATACTCAATGGTTTCTTTCCATCATTCCACATAAACTTTGGTAATGGTGAGCCATCGCCCGAAGCTCAAAGAATAATCATGAAAGAGATTGAGAAAAGCTTATCCGGTACACAAAATGCTGGAAAGTTTCTTATCACTTTCACTAAGAGCAAAGATGAGGCTCCTGAGATACAACCTTTCCCAGTTACTGATGCTGACAAGCAGTATCAATACCTTTCAACAGAGGCAACTTCACAGATCATTGTAGCACATAGAGTCACATCACCTCTACTCATGGGAGTAAGGACTGATGGTAATGGTCTAGGATCTAATACAGATGAGATTAAAGCAGCTTTATATGTATTCACTAAGCAAGTGATTGAGCCTTTTCAAAGGATCATCACTGATGCTGTAGAGGATATACTTGCATTCAATCAAGTACCATCTCATGTGACCATTGAAAAGAATGATATCATTGAGATAGCACAAGAGCAAGGAGCTCTACCAGCAGATAGCACTACTGCTGCACCTATAGATGTAGCAAGTCAGGCATTAAATGGAGCTCAGATAGCATCTCTACTTGAGATCATTGTACAAACTACAGCAAATGTACTGACTGTACCATCAGCAAAAGCTATCACTACAGCATCATTCCCAATGCTATCACAAGATCAGATCAATAGCATTTTTGATAACCTATCTACTACACCTATCAATCCAGCTACAGTACTCAGTGCATTAAAAAAAAAAGTACTAGCTGCGGAGGAGACCTCTTTTGCACCCACTAAAGAGATGGCAGCAGAGGCTGAGCTAGGTTTAAAGTGGAGAGAAGAGTATAAGAGAGGAGGTACAGAGGTAGGAGTAGCAAGAGCTAGAGACATCTCCAATATGAGAAATCTATCAATAGATACAGTCACTAGAATGAACAGCTATTTCTCAAGACATGAAGTAGATAAGCAAGCTGATGGATGGAATGATGGAGAGGATGGGTTTCCATCTGCTGGTAGAATAGCATGGCAGTTATGGGGTGGAGATCCAGGTAGAGACTGGGCAGCTAGAATAGTAGAGAGAGTAAAGCAATCTCATCAAGAGTTCACAGATGAGCAAGGTAAAATATTCATAGAAAGATTAAAAGAGAAAGCTGAGTATATCAATGATGAGTGGGAGTTACTAAGTGAGGAAGATGTCACTGATCCCTTATCAGAGGAGGACTTTGTACTACAATGTCAGTCACTAGGTAGCTATGCTAAGGGTGATGAGTCAGAGAGAAGTAAGTGGGGAGATAGTGGTCTCTATAAGTTAAGATATGCATATAGTCAAAACCTATCAGCTAATAGCAGAGACTTCTGTGTAGAGATGGTAGGACTAAGTAAAGCTGGAGCAGTCTTTAAGTATGAGGATATTCAAGAGATGAGTGATGATGGAGTCAATGGTGAGTTTGCACCTGAGGGTCAATCTACCTATGATATCTTTAGATGGAAAGGAGGAGCTTTCTGTCATCACTTTTGGAAGAGGCAGATATACTTTAGAAAGCAAGAGAAGGGTAAATTTTTACCTAATAAGGGACTAGATAATGATGTAAGGGTAGGAAATGTACCCTATGTCAAGCCGAAAGGGTTTGAGTCAGTAGCACCAATTAATACACCCTCTAGAGGATCACTAAAATACAGTTAATATCATGGCAGTACAACCTGAAATACTTTTAATTGATGAGACTTTCATCAAAAAATACACACCAATAAATGATAGTGTAGATACTGCTATCATCAGACCTTGTATCTATCTTGCTCAAGATAAGTTCTTAGTAAATTTTTTAGGTACAGATTTGACTAATAAGCTTAAAACTGATGCACAAGCTGGTACTTTGGTAGCTCCTTATGACACTTTACTAGATGACTATGTAAGAAAAATGCTAGTTTGGTGGACAATGATCGAGCTTTATCCCCTACTTGTATACAAGCATGACAATGGTAATATAGTTTCTCGCAATAGTGAGAATGCAAATAGCATCAGTGAGAGTGAATTACACAAGCTAATGGACTCAGCTAAGGACAATGCTAGGTACTATACTCAAAGAATGCTAGACTATATCAGACAGAATGTCTCTATCTTCCCTGAGTACAGCAGTAATACAGCACCGGATCAATATCCATACACCCAGCTCTATACACAGACTGGGATGATGTTCTCTAAAGGTTTAAAACAATCTCATATCAAATGG